TCCAAATGCTGTCAAGTGCGTCACTAATAAACATAAGCTCCACATCGTTAAATCTTATTTCTTTAGTCATTATATTTCTTCCTTCCCTGTTTTAATATTTGTAGTATCAATTTTAATGTGTAAATGTCCTGTTTGCATCGACGATATATTTAATTCATAAGGACACGTTCGAAGCCATACTAATATGTCCTCTATGTTATCTATTTGTTTTGTCATTTATTTATCTCCCTGTTGTTGTTTTAATATACGTTTAATGAGTGTGTGAGCATCTTCGTTACGCCCTCTTAATAACATATCATATGCCCAAGCTAAATTGCTCCTATCGTTCCTATCTAATTCTCCATCATTGGTCTCTGTTGGGGTTGTGACGGTGGATTCTGGAGTTGTTGTAGTAACCTTAAACTTAGTTGCCAGTGTCATTACCTCATTCTTCAGCCCTTTGATTAACTCTTGAGCCTCTAAATGTGTGTACTCGTACTGGCCTTTTCGTGATAGGTTGCCCAATAGTTTAATTGACTTGTGGGTTTTAGGTAGACGGCTATCAAGCAACCGCCTAAATGTTTCTCTCTTAGTGTTGTCCATTATATTTCTCCCTTGTTAAAATTATTACATCCATAAAATATGGGCTATGTCTTTTTCTGAATATTCTGTAAGATCACCTTTAGCTTTTATTATTTCTGGTGAACCACCCCATGCTTCAATTAATAAACATTTTCCAATAATCTGGTTAACTCTCTGCTCGACATAACCATCAGCAGTGCCAGAATCAAAATCATATGATCCAGTTCTAACCCAACCGCCCTTAAATACTTTTTTCCAAACTATAGAACCTTTTGTTTTTCCGACCTTTTTGCCTTTTTTAAATTTAGGAAGTTCGTTGATTGCTTTATTTCCAAACCATTTTACAGCCAAATCAAAACCAAAGTCTGAAGCTAATGAAGCTGTTTTATAATTAAACTTTGCATAACTAACCATTATATTTCTCCGTTTTTTGTGGGGAGCGCGAAGCTCCCCTAATTAATTAAAAGTTGTTGTCGTAAAATTTATGCGGTGCGGTATCTAAATTGTACCTTGCACCATTACTATCAACCCAACCACGATTTTTAGAAAGTCTAATTCTAAATATATGGTTGTCAGGGTTAGATTTGTAAAACCATTTCTGAGCGCGATCATTAGTACAAATATGTGAAAAGCCACCTTGTACAAAATTAAGTTTAACTGACTCATCTGCCTCAGTATCTACAGCTCTAACCTCAATTGTTTTAGGTGAAACAACTTTAACAATGTCAAAAGGATTAACATCAGAATAACCCATGTGATTAGCATTTTTGTAATCAACACTCTCAACTGTAAATTTATTAGTTTTTGGGTGCATACCACTTATCTTAGTTTCTAAAGTATTTGCAATTTCTAGAGCTTCTGCTTTTGTTGCAAAAGTAACTTCTATGTGAAAACTAAACTTACTCCGATGTGGTCTACCATCATAATATGTAACATTAGGGTCAAGATCTGGCCTCTCGTCATAAGTTGTGCTTGCTTTAATATAAAATCTTTTTAACATTTAACTTCTCCCTTGTTTGTTTCTTTATAATATAACCCTATTACATTATAATGTAGTTTGTAAAGAGCTAAAAACAGTTTATTGTAATAAAAATGCAATTATTTTTCAATATAGATGGTAAGCCAATAGGTAAAAGCAGACCTCGATTCACAAAGTTTGGTCGGGCATATACTCCAAAGCAAACAAAGGATTATGAGCTATATATTAAAACAATAGCTCAAATGGCTATGAAACGTGCTAATTTGACAATTACTGATAATAAAGTCAGGGTTAGTTTACATATGTTTTACCCAATACCGCTATCATGGTCTAAGAGGGCAAAACAGGACGCTGTAGAGGGTAAAGTGACACCAAAGGTAAACGACATAGATAACGTAGCAAAGGCAGTTCTAGACGCTTTAAATACGGTAGTTTATAAAGATGATAGACAGGTTTATTATCTCCAAGCTGAAAAGACATATGAAACCCCAGAAAATAAGCCAATGATAAAGGTTTATATTAGCTGGGAATAACTTGTATCTAAGCCGTATTCTTCTTCCCATCGTTTAGGTTCTCGATGAATAGCAATTTTAGATGTATCAAAGTTCCCTTGATGATGACCTTCGCATAATGGTATTGCTTGGCAATCATCGCGTTTTCTGAAGCTGTATCTATCGTGAATTGGATGGTGAGCTTGCGTTCTGGAGACCTGATGTAAGCCATATGTTTTACATATGACACATTCTAACCCTCTAACATAATTCAACCACTTAATATTCTTAGTTGGTTTTCCTGTCTTTTGAGATACTTTTTGACCTGTTAAATTACTCAAGTGGATCAAATCCTATTGTTTCAGATAATTTTGCCATAGTTGTTTCAAAATAGCTATTAAATTCTTGCTGACTCATTGTAGAAAATGATGTTGAGTCTGCAATATAAATAACTCCACCAGTAAATTTACTTATGGCAGTTTGGTAATATCCACAGGCCATTTTTAAATCCCTGTGTAAATGCTCAACTGAGGGCCATTTGCCAGTGCCTTTAACTACTTTAGATAATGTAATCCAATATAAACGGTGATGGGGGTTTGAGCGTTCGGAAATTGGGGTCATATTAAACTGTTGACCATCCTTAAATTCACTAAACTTTTCAGCATCATATGCTGAGATCGGTCGTAGCTGACCGCCTTTTAAATAGACGGTCAACTGAACTTTTACTTTACTCAAAAAGGTATCTCATCGTCAATATCATTTATAGCTGGATTTTGTTTTTGTGCTGTGTTTGAGAAATCACCGCCACCAACTAAATCTATTGCTCTAGCTGTAATACCTAAATAAGTTTTTTTGTTATATTCACGTTGAGTTAAATCACCAGAAAGACCAACTTTTTGACCCCTTTTTAAGTAAGGTAAAATGCTATCCTTTCCCCAGTAACTAATATCAAAATAAATAACTGACTTATTTTCTCCCCATCCAGTATTTACAGCTATAGAGAAATTAAGCACTTTAGCACCTGTTTGTGTTGTTCTTTGTTCAGCATCCTTTGTAAGATTGCCAATTGTTGATATGTTTAACATTAATTTATCCTTGTATTTAATATTGCATTTAACTCAGTTCCCCACTTGGGATTAAAATCACTTAGATCATTTATTCTTGTTTTAATATTATCAATGTTTTCTCTTAGTTGTTCTTTTGAGCTATTCTCTAACTTGTTTTTGTATTTTGTATAATTCTCAACATGTGGGTCAAATTGATTAGCATCATCATCATTCTGATCGTAGCTAGTAATACCTAGCAATTGCATCAAACCAGTTCGACGCGCATATGTGTTTGCCGCACCTATTCCTTGCATATGAAGTTTAGATCCAAGTTCTAAATATTGTCTACTTGCTATAGCTTCACCTGTACTATGAACTAACATAGTTTCACAAAAATGACCAAACTCATCCTTTCCTGATTTTGTAATAATACAAAAACCATTTGTATGAATTGTAGTCGTAACTAAATTTAATAATTGTTGTAATGAAATATATTTAGATTTCCATGCAGGATTGTTACTGTCGTTAATTGCTTTAGGTAATTCAGATTGCAGTTTTAATAGGCTTTCATAAATTTTAGTCATTTGTTTCATCCTTATATGGCGATGCATCATGCCCATGTTTTTTATGTGCAATAACAGTCTCATCTATAATTTCAGCAAATACTTTATAGAATTGACTATAAAAATATGCTTTTGATCCGTAATCTTTTATTGGTTCTTTTAAGGTGTTTTGATGCATTGCATGAATTTTGTGCGATGCAAATAACTTTAGTTTTAATGGTGATGGCCATTTGTCTAAATTTGACATTATATTAGCTCCCTGTTTTATTTATACATAAACACTTTACATTTAATCGTAACAATGTAAAGTAAAATTATTAATAAGGAGAACAAAATGGAAGATAAATTATTAAGTCTTGCTCAGATTAAAGAACGTTTAAAAGATCGTAGGATGAATACGATAGCTAAGTCATTGGGTTTAAAATATGAAACTATAGCTCAATTTTCAAAGGCAAATGCAAACCCACGTTATAAAACATTACTTTTAATTTCTAATTATTTGGAGGACAACAAATGAAACCAAATCAAAAGCAACTAATTATGGATCATTATTTTAATAAAGGTTTAACAATTAATCCAATTGAGGCAAACAAAAAACCAGTTAATAGCACTAGACTTGCCGCTAGAATTCACGAATTGAAAGAGAGTGGTCATAATATTGGTAAAATTATGGTTGTATTGGACAATTGCACAACACCGATTGCTCAATATCATTTAATAAAATAATGAACCAAAAACCCCTATAGGTAAAAGTGAACCAAAAACCCCTATAGGATTAAAATAGGATTATATTATGAGCCACAAAGCCACTAACTGGGCATTTCAACAGAAAGGATTATTGCCATCGCAAAAACTATTATTATTGCATTTGGCAGATAGACATAATCCAGACTTTGGATGCTTTCCCAGCATAAAGAAATTGACTATTGATTGCGAAATATCAAGAGGGTCAGTTATAAAACATCTATCAAATTTAGAGGAGAAGGGACTAATTAAAAAGGAAGAGCGCAAGCGTGATAATGGGTCACAAACATCAAATAACTATATCTTGGGTTTTGAATTAGAGGGGGTACAATATTTAGACCCTCCCCCCCTAGAAGTTAGACCCCCCCAGTCTAAAAAACCGTACTCCCTTAACATGGTAAGTAAACCAGTAAGTGATATAAGTATTGGTAAACCAAAAAAATCTAGTCAAATACCTATTAACTGGATACCTTCAGATAAAAATATAAGTGATGCTACAAGTTTAAATTTATCTTTTACTCAATGGAATACTGAAGCAGAACAGTTTAGGGATTATCACATTAGTAAAGGTTCATCGTTTAAATGTTGGGATGCGGCTTGGAGAACATGGTTGAGGAATAGTAAGAAGTTTAGTAAAAATAAACCAAGTAACATAATGAATTTAATGAGCATGGCGGCAAGGGAGAAATAAAATGTATGAATTGATGACACAAAAGTTAGATCCACAAGAAATAGAAAAGCATCGTATGTGGATAGCGTTAAAAGCAGAGGCATTATTAAATAATTATTTCGTTGCTCCTGTTAGAGATGAAATTAAATATGAAATGATGTTAGGGTGGATGAAGACATTAGAGAATTATAGTAAGAATGAAATTGAGGCGGCTTGTTGGGAACATTTAATTGAAGAGCCAAGGAGAAAGCCACATGAGGGAATAATAAGAGAGAGAGTAATTAATGCTCGTAGGCGTTATATGAAAACAAACACTCTTAAACATTTAGTTGAGTTAGATAAGGATGTTAAAGAGCCTGTTGAAAATAGTGTTGATATGGAAGAGCGAAGAAAAACAGCAAATAAGATTATGCAAGAAGTCTTTGGGTCTAAAAAGATATGAAGGACAAAGATATAGTTTTAGCAAAGGACATATTAAACTCAGCAAGTAAATTAGTAAGTAATGATCGTCGCAAAGAATATGGCGACCCTAAAATAAACTTTCAGCGAACTGCTGATATGATTTCTGCATACAAAGGAATAGAATTTACTTCAGAGGATGTTTGTATGTTTATGGTGTTTGTAAAGCTGGGAAGAGAAGCACATAAAGTAAAAATGGATAACAAACGAGATGCGGCTGGTTATTTAGCATTAGCGCATGAAGTAAGTTTATGATACAGGGGAAAAGAGAGCATTAAAAAATAGCTTTCCTGACCAACGGCTTCTGTCCTCCCTTGAAAGTCGTTGGTCGGTTATACAGGGAGAATAATTAAACGTATTAATAAAAGGAATATCTAATGGAAGCTGAACTACAAGGAATATCTGCGGCTGGAAGACCGCTAATAACTTTAGATGAGCAACAAATTAATGAAGTAGAAACTCTTGCGGCTGTCTTAACAACAGATCAAATTGCTGACTATTTTGGTATAAGTAGAAAGACTTTTTATAACATTATGGAACGTGATAAGGATATTTTTACACGCTATAAAAAAGGAAAAGCAAAAGCGATAGGAAGCATTGCTGGTGGTTTATTAAATAAGGCAAGAAACGGAGACCTTGGAGCGCAAGTGTTCTTTCTTAAAACTCAAGGTGGTTGGAAAGATACTACCGCTGTAGAACATACCTCACCAGATGGATCGATGACACCTACAAAGATTGAGAGAATAATTGTCGACCCTACAGATTAAAACGCCAAGATGGGTGCTTCCTATCATAACAAGTGAGCATCGGTATAAAGGTGCTAAAGGTGGTAGAGCGTCTGGTAAATCTCATTTCTTTGCTGAAGCTATTATAGAAAGACATATACAAGATGCAAATAGTAGAACAGTTTGCATAAGAGAAGTTCAACGATCATTAAAGTTTAGCGCAAAGCAATTATTAGAAGATAAGATTAAATCATTAAATGTTGAGCATATGTTTGAGGTTATGGGAACGGAAATACATAATAAGCAAGGTAATGGAATTATTATATTTCAAGGGATGCAAGATCATACTGCTGAAAGTATTAAATCATTAGAAGGTTTTGATATAGCTTGGTGCGAGGAAGCTCAATCATTATCAAAGCGATCAATAGAGCTATTAGACCCTACATTAAGAAAAGATGGTAGTGAGTTATGGTTTAGCTGGAATCCTAGAAATGAAACAGATGCAGTTGAGCAATTGTTTACAAATAATAATCAAGCAAAGGTTGTTCACGTTAATTATTTAGATAATCCATTTTGCCCTAAAGCAATGAACATTTTAGCGGATCATGCAAGGGAATTAGATTATGAGCGTTATAATCATGTTTGGCTAGGAGATTATGAAAAGTATAACGAAGCACAAATATTCTATGATAAGTGGAAAATAGAGGATTTTGTTGTTGGTAAAGATTGGGGAAGTCCTTATTTTGGTGTTGATTTTGGATTTAGACCAGATCCATTAGTTGCTGTAAAGTGCTGGGTTTATAATGATAATTTGTATATAGAAAAAGAAGCATATGGTGTTGGAGTAGAAATAGACAAGACAAAAGAATTTATTTGTGATATTATGCCTGAGTTTGATAAATATGTTAGTCGTGCAGATTCAGCAGAGCCTAAAACAATTAGTTATTTGCAAAGGAATGGATTACCTCGTATGGAAGGTGTCAAAAAGTGGCCTAATTCAATTGCTGAAGGTGTGAGGTTTATTCGTGGCTTTAATTCTGTTATTATACATCCACAATGTAAAGGGTCAGCAGAAGACTTTAGATTATACAGCCACAAAACAGATAAATTAAGTGGAGATATTTTGCCAGATATACAAGATTCAAACAACCACAGTCCAGACGCAGTGCGATATGCACTTGCTCCATTAATTAAAGCGCAATCATCAGGAAAAATGGTAATTAGGATATGAGCAACTCAGTTAGTAAAGTCAGTAAAGAAGTTAACGAAATGTTAATGCATAGCGCACCAGTAAGAGATTTAGTCGAAGGTGGTGATCATATGAGGAGTTTAGGAACTAAATACCTTCCTCAATTTCCACAGGAAACAGATGACGATTATCAAGCTAGAGTAAACAGTAGCTGGTTGTTTGATGGAGTAGGTAAAACAATAGAAGATTTAAGCGGCAAGGTTTTTGATCAGCCTGTTATGTTGTTAGAAACTAATACTGATTTAGATGTTTGGGCTTTTAATATTGACTTAGAAGCAAGAGATCTTAGTCAATTCTCAAAGGATGTATTCTCAGACGCTCAACGATCTGGAATATCTTTTATTATGGTTGATGCACCATCTAGGGCAGAAAACATAACTAAAGCACAAGCTATTAAAGGTAATTTTAGACCTTATTTTGTACACTTAAAGCTAGAAGATATATTAGGCTGGAAGTGGGAGATAATAAACAACGCTCCTAAATTAACGCAAATAAGAATAATGGAACGTGTATCAACTGAAAGCGAAGATGAATTTGCTCCTGATAAATCTATGCAAATAAGAGTACTAACATTACCAGTAGAAGAATCAAGAATTATTGGCACAGTAAATGTACGCATTTATTGTCAAGACCAAAAAGAAGACTGGTATATAAGTGAAGAATATGGAACTGGCATGGCTGAAATAATGGTTAAACCAGTTGATATTGGTCGCAAGAGTTTCTTTAATGCTGAACCACCTCACAGCAGATTAGCTGAAATTAACCTTGCTCATTGGCGTTCACAATCAGATCAAGCGAATATTATGCATCATGCTCGCGCACCAATGAAATACTTCCATGGTTATAGTAGGGAAGATTTACAATCATTTACAGAAGGTGCTGGTTATGCTTTTTGGAGTAGTAATGAAAACGCAAAGATCGGTGTAGTTGAACATTCTGGTGCGGCAATAGATGCTGGACGCACAGAGCTGAAAGATATGGAGTTTCAGATGCAAGCTATGGGATTACAGCTTATTGTATCTCGATCAGGAACAACAACAGCAACTGGTGATATGATTGACGAGAACAAGATTAATAGCCGTCTTGCAATGTGGGCAGATACTTTAAAAGACTCATTAGAAACGTGCTTTCAGTGGATGGCTGATCTTGCAAATATAAATGCTGATATAGAAATTACTATCAACAAGGATTATTCTGCTACAGCAATGAGTCATATTGATATGGATGCACTTAATAAAATGCATTTATCTGGAGTTATTTCTAAGCAAACTTATATTGCAGAGGCTAAACGTCGAGGCATATTAGCAGAAAATGTAAATGCTGACGACGAAATAGAAATGGTCGCTGATCAATCAATGGATATGCCAGACAATGTCATTAGCTGATGATATAGCAGACGCAACCATTAGACATCAGATATACTTGCAAAGATATAAATCAGGTGTTGTAAAAGATATACTTAAATTATTAGGTAATGTTGAAGATGACATTGTTTCTGATTTAGCTAAACGAGACTTGCAAAAGCTATCACCAAAACAACTTGGTGGACTATTAAATAACTTAAAACGTAAAATAAAGAATGGCTATAAACCTTTAATTGATAAGTTATCAGAAGAGGTAAAAGAACTGGGGTCATACGAAAAACAATTTCAGATGAATATGTATGAAAGATTAATACCAATTAATTTAAGTTTAATATCTCCAAGCAATGAACAAATATATGCGGCGGCTGTAGCACGACCGTTTCAAGGATTGTTATTACGTGAATGGTATAATGGTATGCCAGATGGTACATTTAGACGAGTAAAGACAGCAATTAGACAAGGTTATGTTGAAGGGCAAACAACCCAGCAAATTGTAAGGCAAATAAGAGGAACAAGATCACAAGCTGGAATTATACAGCAATCGCGTCGAGGAGCAGAGGCAACTGTAAGAACTGCATTAGCTCATACTGCAAATGTTGCTAGAAATGAAATATACAAACAAAACAACTCTAGGATAAAAGTAATCCAATGGGTAGCTACATTAGACGGCAGAACAAGTGCTATTTGTAGAGCTTATGATGGTAAAGTATTCCCACCTAAATCTGGGCCGCGTCCACCAATTCATATTAATTGTAGATCAACAACTATTGCAGTGTTTAAAACTTCTAGGCAATTACAGAAGATGTTAAAGATAAAGAACATACCAGTAGGGACTAGATCATCTATGAATGGACAGGTAGCAATTGATTTAGATTATAACAAGTGGTTAAAGAAACAACCCAAAGCATTTCAAAATGAAGTGTTAGGGAGGAAAAAAGGTGATTTGTTTAGAGCTGGTGTCCCAATGGATAGATTTATAGATAAAGCTGGAAACGAATTAACCTTACAAGAACTAAAAGAGCGTGAAAGCTCATCGTGGGCTAAAGCTGGCCTGTAACCTAGCGAAAGAAGGAATATAAAATGGCGTTAAAATATACATTAGATAATATGGAAGGAATAGAGGAGAATATTCAGTCCTTATACAAAGAAGAGAATGGTTCATATCGATTACAAGTTTTAGATGTAGTCTCCAAGAGTGACTTTGATTCTGTTAAACAGCAGTTAGTTGATGCAAATGAAGAAGCTGTAAGAAGACGTAAAAGTAATGAACGGTGGCAAGAGTTAGGTAAATCACCTGATGTTGTAAAAGAACTATTAAACAGCAAAGCACAACCATCTGAAGACCAAGAAAGAATTATATCAGAAGTAAAAGAAGGGTATGAAGCTAAAATAAAAGCGGCAGATGAAAGAGTTAATCAACTTAATAAAAAGCAAGCTGTAAACGAATTGAGGGTTCAACTTGCGGCTGAAAATGTAATTACTGCTGGAATAGAACCATTAACATTAATGGCAAGAGATCGGATTTCATTTGACGAGGATGGAAATGCGCGTATAATGGCCAAAGATAACACTAAACCCCTTGCTGGTTCGGGGGCTAATGGATATGCAACTATATCTGATTTAGCAAAAGAGTTAGTAGCGTCAGAAACTGGTCAACATTTTGTAAAAGATGATGGAGTTTCAGGTGGAGGTAAACCACCAGCGTCACAAGGCAGTAAGCCTTTCAATCAATCCGTGAATCGGCAACAATTTGACGCAATGTCTCATCGTGAAAGATCACAATTCGCAAAAGATGGTGGCAAAGTCTTTGATACTTAGCACCTCAAACATAGGAGCATAAAAACATGGCAAATGTTTTAACTGACTTAGCCGCCGATATTTACACAGCGGCTGATATCGTAGGTCGAGAATTAGTCGGCTTTATTCCAGCAAGTACAATTAATGCTAATGGCATTGAAGCCGCGGCTGTTGGACAAACTGTGCGATCATTCGCAACACGACAGGCGACTGCTGTTGATATAGCACCCTCAATGACAATTCCAGAAGGAACTGATCAAACTATTGATAATAAAACTTTAACACTAACACAACAAAGAGGTGTTCAAATACCATACACAGGCGAAGATGTTCGCTTTTTAAATGGTGGTGCTGGATACGAAACTGTATATGGCGATCAAATTGCACAAGCAATGAGAACTCTAGTAAACGAAATGGAAGCCGATCTTGCAACTGAAGCATATACAAATGCATCTAGAGCTGTAGGAACTGCTGGAACAACTCCATTTGCTAGTAACTTTAATACTGTAGCAGAAGCAAGACAAATTCTTGTTGATAATGGTATGCCAACAAATGACAACAGAACATCGTTAGTTATGAATACAGCGGCTTCAACCAAACTAAGAAACTTGGCTCACTTACAACGTGTAGATCAAGCTGGTGGAAGTGAATTATTGAGGCAGGGTGTTTTACTTGATCTTCAAGGTGTTATGATGCGTGAGTCTGCACAAGTTGTTACTCATACAAAAGGTGCTGGAACAGGTTATCTTATAAATGGTGCAGAAGCCGCTGGTCAAACAACTCTTACGCTAGATACAGGTACAGTAAATACAACTGGTATTTTAGCTGGTGATGTTGTTACATTTGCCGCTGACAGTGCTAATAAATATGTTGTTAATACAGGTTTAGCGGCTGTTGCTGGTGATATTGTTATTGGTGATAATGGTCTTCAAGTAGCAATTGCAAACAATAATGCAATGACTATTGGTAACACTTTTACAGCTAATATCGTAATGCACCAAAAAGCAATGGAGCTTGCAATGAGAGCGCCAGCAAAACCACTTGGTGGGGATAATGCTGTTGATGTATTGATTGTACAAGACCCTAATTCTGGCCTTGTGTTTGAGATTTCTGTCTACAAAGGATACAGCAAAGCAATGATTCAAGTTGGAGCAGTCTGGGGTTACAAAGCATGGAATAGCGATGCAATCGCAATCCTTATGGGCTAATTAAGATTATAGTGAGAGGCTGTAATGGCCTCTCATTAATTTAATAATAAATATAGGAAATAAATGAACCAAAAACCCCACTACAGAAGTGAACCAAAAACCCCACTAGGCAAATAAATAGGATAAAACATGGCAATAGTTACAACAATCGGAGGAAGCACAACGAATTCGTATATAACTGTCGCTGAATATAGTGCATACGCGGATAATTTTGGGTGGGTTATTGGTAATGATACAGCGGCACATGAAGATCAATTAAGGCGAGCCGCAGTTTATATTAACAGAGTTTATAATTTTGTAGGCGATGCTCAATATCAAACACAAGCGATGGCATGGCCTAGATTAACAACTCAATTAGTAGATGGATGGCCTATAAATCCAGATACTGTCCCACAAGATATAAAAGATGCTCAAGCAGAATTAGCTTTTTTAGTTCATGGCGGAACTGATTTAATGGCAACTGTAACAGGTGGCTCAACTAGAAGAACAAAGAGCAAAGCTGGTATTGTAGAAACAGAAACTGAATATGCAAGTTTTAGGGAAACTCCTAGATTTGTAGCAGTAGAAGGATTATTATCTCCTTATGTTGTATTTGGTGGATCACAAATTAAGGTGATGCGAGGTTGACAACAGTTGCACAAATAGCAGATGAGGCTTTTGATAATGTAGCTTTAGCAATTACAGATGCAATTAAAACTGCAACTCTTTCTTCTGTAGCAAATGGCTCATATAATTATGATACTGGAGCATATTCAACTACAACTACAACTATTTCTGGTCGATGTGTAATAGATAGTCAAACCCCAGCAAGTGATATATTTCCAGATTATGTAATAGGTCCGAATGAACAAATGATGATGCTTGAAGGGTTTTCGTCTGTTCCTTATGAGGGATGGACATTAACACTAGGATCAAAAACATACACAGTTAAAAGAGTACAAGATATAGTAGGTGCTGGAGCAATACAAATGATAGTTGCTTTGGAGATACCAGCATGAGTAATGCACAGAACTTTTCTATTCAGATTAATAATGATTGGAAAGCAAAAGAAAAGGATATATTAAAAATATTTGCTAGTATTGAAAATGATGCATTAACTGGTGTTGTAATGAAATCTCCTGTTGATACTGGAAGGTTTAGGTCAAATTGGTCGGTTTCTATTAGTGTTCCTGATTTAACTATATTACCTAAAAGTACTATTAAATCAGCTAATCAAGTTTTGACTGAAGGTAGAAACAAAATTAAAGCAAATAAGAAACTAACAAATGTTTATATACAAAATAATCTTCCATATGCAATGCGATTAGAGAATGGATGGTCTAAACAAGCACCAGCAGGAATGGTTGCAATAACAGTTAATGAAATTAAACATAAATATAATGGAATGGTAATATGACATTTCAACTAGAACGTAAGTCAATTGAGAAATATTTAGTTACGGCATGGAATAACGCCACGCCTATTGGTTTAGATGAACATGAGTTTGAACCGATAGCAAATTGCCTTAAACTAAGTATTGTTAATGGAACAACTATGCAAGGCTCTATCGGTAGAACTGATAATAGAATAGAGCATTTGGGTAATGTGTTTATTAACATATATACGACAGGGGGCGATGGTTCAGCCTCTTGGCGTGGTTATGCGGAAACTTTAATGGGTCTGTTCTTTAATAAACGATTAGATAATGCTGGTAATATAGCATCGTCAAATGAGTTTATTAGATTCTCCCCTATTAACCAACACCCATATATTTCTGGGACAATTTCTGATATACCTTTTAACATCGCAACTTTAACCGCGCCATTCGTGCGCTATTCTTACCAATAGGAGGCCAATATGACAGGCTCAGCATCAAATCAGCTAAGATCGGCTTATGTGGCCGAATCAACCGCTGGAACTACACCATCATCACCATCGTTTAAAACGACTGATGTTCCAATACTTATGACCGCAACACCATCAATATATGAAAGCAAAACTTTAATTGCTGGCGGTGCAAGAGGTGGAGTTGGAGTTTCGGGATTAGATGTATCAGGTACATTATCTGGAACATTTATTTATGGAAATTATGACTTATGGCTAGAAACTTTGCTTCAAGGAGCGTTTGCAACTAATGTTCTTAAAGATGCAAAAACAATAAAAACATTAACTGTTGAAAATGCTATACCAGCAGGAGTTGGTGGAACATTAACAATGATGCGTTATCGAGGTGTACAAGCAACTGGTGGATCTCTTACTTTATCTTCAGATGCTGACGTGCAGTTTTCGTTTGATGTTCAAGGTATTGGCTCAGATATTGCAACAACTTCAGCAATCGGTAGTTCATCATATACTAATCCAACAGAGAAAATACCATTACAATCAGGAGTTGATGTTGGTACGATTGTATATAATGGATACACATTAAATTGCATGGAAAGCTCAACCATTAACTTTGCTTATGAAAATAGAGAAAGGCAAACAAAATTATCTAGTCTTGATTTATGTGGTATTACGAGAGGTGCATTTGTTCCTACAATTACTGCAAGAATGTATATAGAAGCAAACTTTCTTGCTATATATAATGCGGCTAGGGCAAATCACACACCTTTCTCAGTGACTTATCCATTAGGGTCAGTTTCAAGTAAAAAATACACACTTGTATTTCCAACCTGTACATTCTCAGGTGGAGATATAGATTTTTCAGGTGCTGATGCAATGCAGGATATTACAATCATGCCACAATACAGTGCGTCAGATGCTTGTGTATTAAAAGTAACAAGAGCAGTATCTTGATAATAAAAACAGAATAACAGGTGGCCTGTTAGGGGGTGGGGTTAGGTTGCTCCACCTCCACAACCTTGAGAGGACAATCAATGCTAAACTTATCTAAACCACGAATGTCAGATATGACATTTAAACGAGAATTACCAGATCATTTAAATTATTTATCTGGAGGTAAAACATTTATATCAATTCGATGCAGAGCTGGAGGTTATATAAATACAGAACTACAAAAATTGATGGATGAAATAGATACAAAAAGACAAATTAAAACAATGGAATTAAGTGATCATTTTAAAGATAAGATAAAATATGCAAACGAGATGAATATATTCTCAAGAGAAATGGGAGAAATGAAATTAAACTCTCTTTACGATGCTTGTATTATTAGCTGGGAAACAAATATTTTAAACGATGGTAAAGCTATGAAATGTAATAAAGAAAACTTTATGTTATTAGCAGACATTAGAATAGAAGAGATTATTAATTGTTTTTTAGATTTTAGTAAGTATGTTGAGGAGTTAGGAAACTTTATTAATAAAGCAGATGAGGTAACGGAAAAAAACTAATAGACGCACTTTTGTATTCTTTTAAATATAAACCAAATGATGAAAAGTATTTAATAAGCAAGGGTGCGTTAAAAATAACTGACAGAGTATTACCACAAAATATATTTGCATGGGTGGCATTTATGAATTTACGAAACTCAAGAACAATAGGAATGAGCGGAGTTTCTCCTATTCCTTTTTCGGAAATTATGTCATACTGTGAACACACTGGTATAGATTGCCCAATACAAAGAAACAGACTTATAAAATTTGTTACAGCTTTAGACAGCGCAGAAAGAAAGCATCATGGCAACACTTAGACTAAATGCCGACCCATCTGGAATTATTAAGGGTTCAAAGCAAGCTAAAGAAGCATTAAAAACTGTTGGAACACAAGCTAAACAAACAGAAAAACAAGTTGTTACATCTGTTACAAATCAAGGAAATGCTTTAACCAGACTTGGTACAAACATGACAGGTCGCACAAGGTTTGTATTTAATAACACTGCTAACCAATTAGGAGACATGGCTGTTCAAGCAAGCATGGGAACAGATATGTTCCGTGTAATGGGTATGCAGTTGCCTCAGTTAGCTGGTGGTTTTGCTTTATTAGGTGGTTCAATGGGTGTTGTAATGCCTTTGCTTGGTGTTTTGGCGGCTATTGGTTTTCCTATTATTGCCGCAATGAGAATGGCAAGCGGTGGAGCAGATGAGTTTGGGGAAGCAGTAGAAAAGTTATCAGATAAATTATCTGGTTTAAACACTGCAATAAAATTACAAAATAGACCTTTATCTGCTTGGATTGCAAGATATGGAGTGCTTGGAAATGCATTTAAGGAAGCTGAAGCTAGTTTTGTTAGAATGGAACAAAGAGTATTAGCAGGTCAATTTGATGACACGATTAGAAGAATAGGACGTCAATTTATAGAACTAAAAGATATTACATTAGCAATTGATGAAATGGCGGCACTTGGAATACAACGAGAAACAGGAGCAATTTCACCTTATTTAGATGCTAGATCAGATAACCTTAGTAGAAATGCTAGTGCGCTATTAGATATGCAGGAACAGTTTGACATATCATTAATGCAAGCGCAAATGTTAGCAGAAGTATATCAAAAGTTTAATGCGGCTACTACATTTGATGAGCAAGCAAAAGCAGTGTTAGAAGTTTCATCAGTTTTTAATAAATTAGAATCTAGCACTGATAGAGGAACAGATGCTTTATTAGAATATCAAAAAGAGTTTAGAAGTGCTTATGATCTGAGTAAGAAAATGGTAGCAAACAATAAACTATATATTGATAGTCAAAGCAGTGCATTACAAATAAGCATAACCGCTCAAAAACAAATTGGGCGAGGAAGCGTAATGCCAAGTAGCTCAGATTTATTCTTTATGAGAACTGGTGGAGAAATTATACAAACTAAGGAAAAAATTAAAGTTATAGATAAAGAATTAAATAAATTAAAACAATATGCCGCTCAAGTAAAACCAATTATTACTCTCACACAAGAATATGAATTAGCAACTTCTACATTACTAAGAGCTAAAGAAAAAGGAGCAATAACTGAACAAGAATATGCTGACAAATTAGGTATAGTTACAAGTAAATATCAAATTGCTACAGGTGCGGCATTAGATTTTGCTAAAATAGCAACTTCATCAGCAAAAAGTTTAGAGAATAGTTTAATGAGTTTAGCAGAAGGGACGTTAACTGTTCAAGACGCATTTAAATCAATGGCTGTATCAGTTATTAAAGAATTATATAGAGTTCTTGTTGTTCAACAAATTGTAAATGGTGCAATGGGAATGTTTGGTTATCAACGTATGGCAGGAGGTGGGTTTGGTAAAGCAAGCACAGTTGCACCAACAGTAGGTTTTGCTGGAGGTGGCTATACAGGTTCTGGGTCTAGGTCTGGCGGTGTTGATGGTCGAGGTGGTTTCCATGCTATATTACATCCACAGGAGACTGTAGTAGATCATACCAAAGGACAAGGTTTAGGTACAACAATCAATCAAACTATTAATGTATCCACAGGAGTTCAACAAACTGTTAGAACAGAAATTATTCAGCTTATGCCAAAAATAGCAGAAACGACTAAACTGGCAGTGTTGGATGCAAAAAGAAGGGGCGGCTCATTCTCAGCCGCATTTAACTAATGGCAACATATAAAGGCAGAACTGTAAAATTAAATAAACCTAGACGAATATCTAAAGGGGAAACAAGTTTTGGTAGAAAGAAATCTGTTGTTTATGTAAAAAACGGTAATAAAGTAAAACGTGTAACATTTGGTGATCCAAATTTAAGTATTAAAAAGACACAGCCAGCAAGACGTAAGAGTTTCAGAGCAAGGTTTAATTGTGATAATGCTGGTTCAAAACTAAAGGCAAGATATTGGTCTTGCAAGGCATGGTAATATGAGCATATCTTATCCAATAAATATTCCAACTCACGTTGATGCAAATGCTATAACCTTAAGAACGGTAAACAGTGTTGCGGCTTCAATGTCTCCTTTTAGTAATAAACAGCAAGTGGTTGCTCATTCTGGTCAACGATGGGAAGCAGAGGTTACATTGCCACCAATGGACAGAGCAGACGCAGAGCAGTGGGTTGCTTTTCTTGTTTCTTTGCGAGGAATGTTAGGCACGTTTTTAATGGGTGATCCATCTGGAGTAACACCAAGAGGAAGTGCTGGAGGTACTCCAATTGTAAGAGGAGCAAATCAGACAGGAGATATTCTGTTAATAGACGGAGCAACTGCTAGTCAAACAGGTTATTTAAAAAGTGGGGATTATTTACAAGTAGGAGCTGGTGCTACTGCTAGTCTACATAAAGTGCTTGCTGATGTTAATAGTGATGGTTCTGGCAATGTTAATATTGATATTTGGCCTAGTATAAAAACAGCACCAACCGATAACTCAACTGTTGTTTTATCCAGTGCAAAAGGTTTATTTAGATTAATATCAAACGAGACTTCATGGAACATTACAGCGGCTTCAATTTATGGTATAACATTCGGAGCAAGACAAGCGTTATAAATTATGATAATATGCGTAAAAATAAGGTGGAGATAAAATGGCTGATCTAAAGATTACCCAATTACCAGCAATAGTTGGTGCTGATGTTCATAATGATGATGTGTTTGTTCTTGTTGATACTTCTGCTGATATTACTAAAAAGATTACTAGAACAGAATTACAGAACACAATTGAATTAGGTTTATTAGATAATGTTAATATTACTGGTGGTTTAATAAACGGCACAATAATTGGTAATAATGCGGCGGCGGCAATAACAGGAACAACTATTACTGGTACAACTCTTACAGGTACAGCTCTCCAAATTGATAATATTAATATAAATGGCAATGCAATCACAAGCACAGCAGGAACTGATCTAACAATAAGTCCATTAGGTGGACAACAAATAGTTTTAGATGGAACAATTGTAATTGATGCTGGTGTAGTTACTGGCGCGACTTCAATTACTTCCACAGCATTTACTGGAAATATAACAGGTAATGTTACAAGTTCGGGAACAAGTACACTAGCAACTGTTGATATTAATGGCGGTGCTGTTGACGGAACAACTATCGGAAGTAGTACAGCTTCAACAGGTGCTTTTACAACATTATCCGCATCAGGAACGTCAACATTATCTACAGTAGATATTAACGCTGGTGCAATTGATGGGACTGCGATTGGTTCTTCTTCAGCCTCAACAGGTGCTTTTACTACTCTAACAGGTGGCAATACTACTTTAACTGGTTATTTAAGAGGGCCAGCAACATTTACAATTGATCCAGCTACTCATGGAGATAATACAGGGTCTGTTGTTATAGCTGGCAATTTGACAGTTAATGGAACTACTACAACAGTAAACTCAGAGACTTTGAATGTAGTAGATAAACAAATAACAGTTGCTTTCGGTGCGGCTAATGCGGCGGCGGCTAATGGTGCTGGAATTAAAGTAGATGGTGCTGATGCCATTCTGTCTTATGACTCAACAAATGACAGATTTACCATGAATAAATCACTCGCATCAAATTTAGTTGGTAATGTAACAGGTAACGTCACAGGTAATACATCAGGAACAGCCGCTACAGTGACAGGTGCGGCTCAGACTAATATTACATCAGTTGGAACATTAACGGCTCTTACAGTCACAGGAGAAATCACAGCCAATGGCGGAATAGCATTAGGTGATAATGATAAGGCTACATTCGGAGCT